GGATTTTAGTTTCATTATTACCTCTACAGTAAATTACTAAAGTATACAGCCCATCTGTATACTATAATGATAACATGCCGTAGAGGATCGTCAACCGTTTTTGATTTTAGGACCAGCCTAACATTAGTTTTGTTTCTTCTGGTACACTATCCATGGTAAAAGGTGGATCAAATGTAGTAATTACTTCTACATTATTAATTTCTTGGTTCTTATAACCTGCTGCTGATATATCTTCTATAATAACATCAGCAAACCCGCACCATGCACTTGTTAAAGTGTGTGTTATTTTAACCCATTTATTTTCCTGATCTATATCTATATCATAAATGAGGCCTAAATCATATACATTAACCGAGATTTCAGGATCAAATACTTCTTTTAGATTAGAAATAATTATATCTTTATCAATAGTCATTCTTTTTTAAGTATTTCCCACGCCTCGTAATGTTTTTGTAATGCTTTATATTCTTCCCACTTTGCTTTTAACTCTGGATATTCTTCACAAAGTTCAATATCTAAATGATAAGGATTAGATAATATTGCCTTTCCAAGTGGATCTTCGTAGCCGGTCAAATCCGGATATGACGTTCCACTAAAATCCTGTTCCCAACCAGTGCATTCATCATAAATCATCTTAGGAGAGTCCTTAAATGTAATTTGAACACGATTAGACGGAAGATCATCAAAGTCTCTAGCAAATATTGTTAAGCCGCCGTCAGGTGATTCATATATCTGTGGTTTTTTTGCTGTCATTTACATACAAACCCTTGCTGTAACTTAATATTATCCATAAACTCTTTTTTAGTTGCTGCATCATTAAAGAAGCTACCACGTAAAACAGTTGTTTGCGTTAAACTACTAGTTGCCATAATACCGCGGTTTTCACAACAACCATGTGTTGCTTGCACATATACTCCAACATCTTTACTACCAGTTGCATCTTGTATTTCACGTGCTATATCCATAGCAAGTTCTTCTTGAAGTGTACCACGTCTTGCACACCATTGAGCTATTCTTGTATATTTACTAAGACCAATGAGTGTATCAGCAGCAATAATACCAATGTATGCTACGCCTGATACTGGTTGATGATGATGTGAACACATGCTTTTTATTTCACTACGCACAACCAACATACCATCATACCTATCATTCATATGATTGGGGAAAGCTGTAGCATTTGGACGAGGATCATAACGTCCGCTCATAATTTCGTTAATATACATTTTTGCAAGACGCCGTCCTGTGTCCTGCGAATTTGGATCATTTATACGATCTATTACCAAACCATCAAGCACTGCTTCAAACTTTGGTGTTAGTTCTTCAATGAGTGCTTCTTTATCACCTGGCTCTAGATAATCTGCTATATTATCTCCAGCCCAGTATTGTCCACCATTGTCTTTTATTCGTTTTGCGATAACCTCGGAAGTATTTCTCATGCACTAAGTTCCTTTCTTTATTATAGTACTATTATTTAGACAATTAATCAATATTAACTTCAATTTCACTTATATTTGGATAGGTACGTTTTTGAGATTTAAAATTAGGCATCTCATATGGTCTTGATAGTAGATCTATACCACGAGCAGCATCTTCTAGCCGCATATTATAATGGAAACCTAAATACCAATGTGTTTGTTTTTGCCAGGGACTAATATGTAAATGGCGGCCATCATAGGCCATACTTTTAAGTGAAATATAATCTGTTCTCTTATCTAATAGAATAGCGCCGCCATGACCAATAGCAAGTCGTTTATCCCAACCAAAGCTCACACACTGCCATCTACCTGGCTTGTACATATTTTCGTCAAATGCTCTTGCACTATCCCAAATATTTGTAGGTGCAATTCTGTATTCGTAATCCCAGTTGTATTCTTTATCCCAATATACTTCTAATCCTAATTTATGCATAGTCATTAATATACTAATGTACGTATTACACGGAAGTATAACAGGACCCTGCCATTTTTGCTTACGTAGGCAAAGCTCAATAGCATGAGTACAACTATCAGTAAGAACAACATAAGGAGCGCCAGTGTATTCACTGACAAGGTTTTCAAAATCTTCTAGTATTTTATAATCCATTGTGCCCTGTTATTTGTAGAGTAAATCTATATTCTGTTCCAAGGTTAGCAGCCATATGTGTGACATCACCACGCCACCATACATAATCACCACGTTTCCATTCTACAATGGGTTTATTATCAACTTCTAAATAGTGTCCAGAGTACCAATCTTCTATAAAAACCACAAACCGAATAATACTATTAAGATTACAACCAAACAATTCTATATACTTTTTATATGTATCCTTGTGATTTGGAAGTACTGCGCCAGTTGGCATTCTGTAGTAACTTGTTCCAATATTCTTTAAAGGAAAACATTCTAATAATTCATCTACAATATCCTGTGTATACCACGCTTGAGGTTTACGCATGTCACATAACCCTCCCACATAGTTTCCACCATAGCCTAATTTATCCCAACTATATACGTCATCAGGATTATTGAAGTCTTCCTTTTCATAATTTAAAAAATGGTGATGATCATCCCAGAAAGGCTCAATATGCCCCTTACCCCAGTTGTCTGGAATTTCCATAATGGATGACTCTGTATTCGCTACTTTCATTTGGGAATGTTCTCCATGGGTCAACAATGATACTACCCTCTTCTAGTTTGCAGTACATCTTATCTTCATACTTCTTATTTGTATATTGATATGTCGTACTTGTGCTATGTGCTAAGAGTGCTACCGCTTTAAATGGTCCTGGATCTGGATGCGTAAATGGATCAACCATAATAGGATTAAATCCTAAAATATTTAGATAATGCGATACCAATAAACTATAACTACCATCTAAATATGGCACACCAGGTTTGAATGTTACACCATGTATTAATACTGGCATATCATTTGATTCACTTAAATCTGCTAGAAACTTTGCTATATTAATTGCTTGTTTCTCTCTTGCATTCATTATGCTGTCAAATAAGTCATACCCTAAATCAAGTTTATTCGATAACCATCTCAACGCAATATTATCACGTGGATGACAAGCACCTCCATCACCCATACCAGCCTTCATATATTGTGGACCCATTATCCTTTTGTCACTATCAGCCAATGCAGTTGTAACTACGTCTACATTCATATGTCCTATGCTCATAGCAACATCTTGAATCATGTTTACTAGGCTAAGTTTTGCACTAATAAATGTATTGTAAAAGATCTTAATACTTTCAGCTTCTTCCCAAGTTCCTACTGCATAGCGTGGGTTGTTTTCCATCAATGGCTCGTAAAAGTTTTTAAGTGTGTCTATATCCTTAGGATCTTCTGCACCAATAATAATCATTTCAGGATTTATCATATCCCAGGTCACACTTCCCATAGCAATTAAGTATGGATTATAAACAAATGTTGCATTTGTAATGAGTGGCGCAAGCTCTGTGCGGATAGTTCCTGGTAATACTGTGCTAATTAATACAACAAGAGCATCACTTTTAACATAGTTATCAACTTCTGTTAGAACATGTTTAACTATGCTATAATCAAAATCTTTATAAGGCAAATGAGAAGTAGGCTTACTGCCATCATAATCAGGATGATGTGGTGTAGGTACAGCAACAAAAATAATATCTTTGCCTTTTACTGCTAGCTCTAAGTTACTTGATAAAGCTATTTTATCAACATCTTTGTTATGGTCAGTATCATACCCAATAACTTCATAATGCGATGCCATAACTTCAGCACAAGGCAACCCGAGTTTACCAAGTCCTATAAATCCTACATTCATACTAGTTCGTCTATTCCTTGAAATACATTTTTAGTGGGTTTAAAGCCTAACACACGTTTAGCCTTGGATATATCCATCGTGCCTCGCTTAGGATATTCAAAGTCATTTAGTTCTACTTTTACAGTTCCCGAGCCTACTTTTTCGCAAATATAATTTGCTACATTTTCAAGAGGTACAGCTTCACCAAAACTTATATTATAAATGCTATTAGGATCAGGAGAATCCATACCTAATATAATGCCTTGCACTATATCATCTACATGTGTGAAGTCTAAGAGATTATCATGCCCTTTTACTGTTAGCTGTTCTCCTGCTTTTGCTTTTTTTATAAACAAAGGTAACACTCTACTGGGATCATCTCCAGGACCATAAACAGCGGTAGGTCTAATAATAGTATAATTATTGTGTAACTCTTTTACAATGCCTTCGCCTGATAGTTTTAATTGTCCATATAAGTCTATTGGAGATCTACTATCAAATTCGGATACGCTAGTTCCGCTCCAATCACCATAAACCATACTACTGCTAATATATGTAAAGTGGCATTCGAAATAGAAGCGCAGGCTGTGCATTAGCCCTGATGTCATAGTTTTAATTGCATCGTTAGGGTTACGCCTTACAGCTCTTAGATTAGATTCAGCAGCTAGGAAAACTACATGGCTATATTTTATATCAGTGATAAAACTATATTCATCATTGATATCTCGTCCATTTTTCTTGTCAATAACATCAACTGAATGTCCTTGACTTTCTAGTTTAGCACGGAGTTTGGTACCAATAAATCCAGCCCCACCAATTAATAGTACAGTTTTCATCTATCTTTAATCATATTATAAAGTTGTGCTCCTCCGAAGTAATCTTTGGAAAGTTTTTGTGTTTGTGATTTTATAGCAGGAAGGAACTGGCTGTATCCTTCAATATAAGTTTTGATAACATCAATAAGGTTAGGTTTGTATTTTTGGTATTTATCCCAACTTTCCGTCCATTCACTGGGATACTTAAATTGGTCGTGTGCCATTTCACTATAACTTACCCTATCAGGAACCATTGGAATAGTATCTACTAATAATCCTTCATACCAACTAATACCTAAAGTTTCTTGTAAGTTTGCACTAAAGACAAGTTTAGCTTCTCCTAGTGCATTATGGTAATCATTTTTACTATATCCCTTTTCCATACACATAATAAACTCATATTCAGGCATGCTTTCTGCAAGATCACGAAATATCTCAGGTTGCTTCTCAGGTGCCATTCTGTGAGGAAATAGAATTGTATCCTTCTTTTCCATATTTTTGTATTGAACCATTTGACTGGTTTCATATTCCATAGGCCAACCGCAACGTATTACTTTTTTCTTTGTTGTGTTTTGATCAATCCAATAACTCTCAGCAATAGATCCATCACTAATACCGTTAGCAAATATTTCAATATGGAAATTTGATGCAAAAAAGTTGTGATCGAAACATTCAAACATTGAGCGTTCTGCATTTCTTACCCAAGGCTTATCACCAATTAGTCTACCAAGAAAATCTTCAGGGTCATAACTACCTGCATGCCACATACCACCAATTTTAATATCAATGCCTAGCAAACTAGCCATATACTTTAATTGAATAACTGTAGGGTTCCAAGCATCTGTGTAAAGGAAATAGTCACCATCTTTTATTTTTCCTGCACAAAACTTTTCTGCAATCTGTTCTAATTGATTGCTTTTATAAACATTAGTACCACCAAAGTTTAGAAATGCCCCAGGCGTTGTAGCTTGTGGTACATCACCACCGCTTATAACTTCAATATCTTCTGATAATGCTCGTTGTAATTGAATAGGAAGATATTCTTTCCATTCTGCTGTATAGCGTGTATCCACGGCTTCTAAATCAACTATATAAACAGTCATATTAACTCATGTTCCATGTTAAATGTTAAGTTTAATAAAAGTTTGTGTTCTTCCTTAGCGAAGTTGATATTTACTACGTAGGTAGATTGCTGTTCCATTAATGGACCAGCTGGCATAGACGGTCGATATTCTGTACCAAACCCTTCCCAATGCCAATCTTTATTGTATTCTAATCCATGTTTTCCAAGCAAATTACTTATTGCACATAATGCATCTACTGGCGTATATCCAGCATTTAATGCACCACCTTCTTCTCGCAAATGATTAGATCGGTTAGTATAATTATTAGCAGAAATTGATACACTATGTGGAAATTGAGGCAATATATTTCTCACTTGTTTCCAAAAATATTCATGCCATGAATTTTAGCATCCCGCATCCAATTATTACTGATACGCTTACCATCCTTAAGCATGCGATATTGTTGATATACTTCTGATTTATCGTTATAGAGATCAGCTTCATTATATGGATGGCCAAACGTTGTACAAAAACGTAGGTAGTCGTCGAGGTCATCAAAAACTTTAGTAACTTCAGCTGTTGGGTGGCTCTTCATTTTTATGTTTCCTTATTATAGAATGTTTGTGAACCGTTTTCGCCGTCTTCGCTTACTTCAATTTGAACGTCCCGTCCTGGATAACGCTCATTAATAGTTAAGTACAATTCATCACTTAGCATTTCACATGACTTGTAATCAATATTAAGTTCACCTTCAAATAATTTAAGCATCCAACGTTTAAATTGAATAAATTCAATATCACGATCATCATGGAATACTTCAATCCAAACACGAAATTTAAAAATATGTCTGTGAGGATGTTGTAAGAAACTTACATCATATTCATCACCTGTTGCAAGACTTGGATCATCCTTTGCGGCTGGATAACAATGCATGCCTTCCTTCTCAAAGGTAACCCAAACCATTCTACTTGCTTTACGTACACGATCTTTCAATGCTTCCTCCCTCATACTTCGTAATATAAATTCATCATGACTTTCTCTACGTTCGTCCATTTTAATTACCTCAATGTATTGTTTTGTTTTTTACTTCTAAACTTTCAAAATCATATGGTTTAATTTCACTAGAAGTTTTAATTACTTCTTCTACAAGACTGTTAAAGTCATTATCTTCTAAGCATGTTCTATATAATCTCATAGACTGCGCCATCATTACAGCGGCTATAACCAATGGTTTGTACCCTTCTTGTTTCATAAGTTCGAACATCGTATTGTATACTTTATTGTATACTATTTCAATAATTTCTTTATCTGCTAGAGTTTCTTTTTCAGTCATGTTCGCCTAGTTCCCATACACCAGCAGCCATACCTTTTCCATTGGTATCACCGCCCATATTGTCAACATCAAGGTCACCATAACCAATCAGTTCAATAAAATCTTCTCCATTGGGTGTTTCGGTGCTACACCATTTACATTTCATAAAGTCAAACTCTTCATCAATGCTAATTATATAATCTCCAAACCCGCCCTTATCAATACTTGCACCAAAGAATACATACTTAACATCCGGATGTGTTTCTTTAAAGTTTACCCAATCATAACTTATATTACTTTCGATATCATCTTCTTCATACTTGTCGTATAGTGATGTCCAATCTTCATTAGTAATAATTTCCTTAACAACTCCAGAATTCCATTCAGTACCCTCAAGTTCATCAACACTTATGTATGCACTGTCATAAGATGCTGCGTTTAAATGCATGATATTATCATTTTCGTAGTACTCGCCAATCCAGCGTGAATCTTCAGGATCAAACACAGGATTATCGTCATCCTCTTCGTGTGGATCCATCATGTGTGAAATCAGATGATGTTCTTCCAGGTCCTTCCAGAATTCATACTGTTCTTTGGTAATAGCACCAAAGCACTGTTCCCCTCCATAGCCGCCTATGTAAATTCTATAATGTTTCATTGCGTTTCCTTAAATAAATCATAAAATTTTGTGCTTGAATTCACTGCACGTTTACCAGTATACCCTCTTGTTCCAATAACATTCATCCACAATCTACTGTAATCATCTATTAATTGTAACGCCTTATCTGAATCAGCGCAACTTATAATTTCATTAATAACGTCACGCATTAATATTCTGTCAAACTTTTCGTCTACTAACATACTTGGAATAATGTTATTATCATAAAGCCGATTAGATTCTTGAGTAGCGTATAAGTGTAATGCTACATTATGTGCCATTAGTAGAAAATAACTAAAACTATCCCAACTAGTCTTACCTTCTTTTCCAATCTTATTAG